CTTTAGCATTAGACACGGCCTTTGACATGGGCGATCTCAAAGAGGCCACACCTTTAGCTGCTAAATACTTAAACGTGTTGCAGCGGTTGCATCTCACAGTCGAAACACGAACACTAGGAAAACAGGGCGAGGAAAATGACGGGACTAACCATGTCGGAAACTATTTACGGCTACTCGAAACCAAGGATCGAAAGCCCAAGCCTAAACCTGCCCAGCGCAGGGCCAGTGGTAGCGCAACTAGCTGACGAACTTGGTGTGCCTTTGCTCGATTGGCAAAAGTACGTTTTGGATGATGCTTTGCAGATCCTGCCCAATGGTCGCTGGGCTAGGTCGCAGGTAGGGGTTCTCTGTGCGAGGCAAAATGGAAAAACGCATTTAATGCGTATGCGTATTCTTGGTGGCCTGTACATCTTTGGAGAAAAAAATGCGATCGCCATGTCCCAGACTAGGCAACTTTCACTAGACACTTTTAAGCAAACAGTCGACATGGCCGAGAGCCTGGATTGGATGCGAAAGCGGATTAAGCGAGTTTCCCGGACTAATGGGCAGGAGGAACTAGAGGTGTATTGCCACCATTACCCAAAGTCATGTGGCGGCAAGTGTGAACGAATCCGCAAATATTCGATTCGAGCAGCTACGAGCGAGGGCCCACGCGGCGCAACTGCCGATCTACTTTATGTTGACGAACTAAGAGAAATTGACGAATCCACCTGGGCAGCGGTTACGCCGATCACCCGAGCCAGACCCAATGCCCAAATCTTTTGGACTAGCAATGCTGGCGATTTAACTTCGACGGTACTAAATGAACAACGGCGCAGGGCTTTGACTTTTGCCAGTGATCGGATGGGGTACTACGAATACAGCGCGCCGGCAGGTTCATCGGTTGATGACATCGAAGCATGGAAGCACGCCAACCCAGCAATGGGTCACACCATTAGCGATCAAAACATCAGGGATGCCGCAACCTTTGACAGCCCAGATGCTTTCAAAACTGAAAGTCTTTCAATGTGGGTCGATGCAATCGACAGCCCTTGGCCAATGCAGGTGTGGAACGAATGCGAGGCAGACATCGCGCTAGAGGATGGCTTGCCAACTTGGATGGCAATGGATCTCAATTTCAATCGTGAGTTGGCTTGCTTGGTTACTTTGCAACAACGAGAAAACGGTTACGGCGTGTTTTTGCATGAATGGAAAAAAGAGGGTGGGATAAACGACTTGGAACTGGCTGGGGAAATAGCCGCGCTGACTCGTCGTTATCGCCCAAGGGTGCTGGCTTATGATCCAAATACTGCTGGCTACATTGCGCCAAGACTTGCCCAGGCTGGAATCCCGACAGCCCCAACCCCTTGGAACTCGGCAGGATTCTCGATCATGTGCGATCAGGCAATGAATGCAATGCAATCTCGGCAGCTGCTACATCCTGCCCAAGAAACTATGCACAGCCACTTGGTCAGTTGCGCTCGCCGCCCGGCATCGGATGGCGGATGGCGTATTGCTAGACGAGCCGCGCAAGTACCAATTACAGCTGCAATCGCTTTGGTTATGGCGGTGGGTCACGCCACCGAGCCACAACAAAGTGTGAGTATAGTAAGCGCATAACCCTGCCTTGGGTTCACCCGAGGTCGGCCAGTTATCAAAGAGGGATCAAGACCACTAGGACTAACTGGCCGATCTGTGTGACAACACGCGCAACAAAGTGACAAAGCCTGACAAATTACACGAATGTCATTTGCCTATGGTGTAATGACAAAATGGGATTCATAGATTTTTTGCTTGGCACTAGTCAAGAAAAAACAGAGATTAAGGCAGCTGCTAAGGCTGGTGTGCAGATACCCTATTACCAAGATTCTTGGTCGCCATTAGCAATGATCCGCGTAAGCCGATCCGATGCAATGCAAGTTCCAGCAGTCGCCCGGGCGCGAAACATCATTGCTGGCACGATTGCTACACTCGGCCTTAACTCATACAACGAAATTACAGGCGAAAAGATCGAGGGTCGCTCGATCCTAAAACAGCCAGATCCAGCACTTCCATTGACAGTGACTATGGCTTGGACTATTGAGGATTTACTGTTTCAGGGGCAAGCCTTTTGGGTAGTTTTAGCGACTAGCCCAGAGGATGGCCGACCAACACAGGCTCGGCGTGTAGATCCAATGCGCGTGACTTTTACAACTGACACAATGACCGATGAGATCGTAAACGGTTTCTACCTTGACGGATACTTAACCCCAGTAACTGGGGTTGGCTCGCTCATTATGTTTAGCGGTATTGACGAGGGCATACTCAACCGAGGTGGCCGCACTATCTCAACCGCTTTGGAACTTGAAAAGGCAGTCAGCCGAATGGCCGCCGAGCCAAACCCGACAATGGTAATCAAGAATAGTGGCGTGGATCTACCGCCAGAGCAGGTGTCAAGCCTACTGGCCCAGTGGAAGCAAGCCCGAGCCACACGCTCAACCGCATACCTATCTGGCCCATTAGATGTAACTACTTTTGGCTACGATGCCGGACAAATGCAGTTGACAGAATCACGCTTGAACACCGCAGCTGAAATTGCGCGTATGTGCAACATCCCTGCCTGGTACATCAACGCCGAATCAGCCAGCGCAACTTATTCCAACGTAAGTCAAGAGCGTCGCAGCCTTGTGGACTTTAGCCTTAAACCGTTTATGTCGTGTGTATCTGAACGTCTAAGCATGAATGACATAACTCCAAGAGGCCAAGTTGTCAGATTTGATCTAGATGATTACTTACGCGGAAACCCACTAGAGCAGATTGAAGTTCTTGGCAAAATGCTCGACTACGGACTAATTGACGTTGAAGAAGCGCGTGAAGAAATGGATCTCGCACCGAGAGGAAACACAGAAAATGCAAATTAGTTTTGAGGGCCAAGTCTTGGCCGCATCAGTTGAAACCAGAACTATCAGAGGTTTGGTAGTCCCGTTTTCTAAAGTTGGCAATACATCGGCTGGTCCAGTGCGCTTTGAGTTTGGCGCGTTTGGTGACATCGATCCAAGCCAAATCATTCTTAATAGCGAGCATGACAGAACCAGACCCCTAGGCCGCGGAGTCGCGGAGTCTTTAGAGGTCAGCCCTGCTGGCGTTTCAATGGCATTCAAAATTGCACCTACTAATGCTGGCAATGATGCACTAGTCGAAGCATCTGAGGGATTGCGCCCGGCATTTAGCATTGAGGCAGCCGTCAATGAATACACAATCCAGCGCGGTGTGATGGTTGTAAGTGCAGCCAATCTAGAAGCCGTTGCCCATGTAACAAACCCAGCATTCAAGGATGCTCAAATAGCGAGCGTTGCAGCTACCGAGGCTGATGACGAACTCGACCCAGAAACCACCGAAGCGGAACAAGCCGCAGAGGATGAACCACAGGAGATAATTGTGGAAACCGAAAACACCGCCCCAGCGGCCGATGAAGTAACCGCCAGCGCGGTTGTTCAGGCTGCCGCACCAGTGGCATTTACTAAGCCACGCTCACCGATCGTAGATGGCATCAGCTACCTAGATCACTCCATCAAAGCCGCTATGGGCGATGATGATTCCAAAATGTACGTTCGTGCTGCGGATGACGACACCAGCACAAACACTGGCCTAACTTTGCCACAGCACCTAAACGAGTTTGTGACAAACACAATCTCTGACCGACCAGCGATCAACGCAGTGCGCCGCGAATCACTAGTTAGTTCAGGTATGTCATTCACTATTCCTAAATTGGGAACTGCCCCAACTGTGGCTGACACTGACGAAAACCAAAGCCCATCCGAAACAGGTATGACTTCCGATTACCTAACAGTGACTGTAAACAAGTTCGCTGGCCGTAATGACGTAAGTTGGGAACTTCTAGACCGTTCGAGTCCTGAATTTCTCTCATTGCTTCTCTCCCAGATGAATGATGCCTATGCTAAGGCAACAGACGAAGCACTTCTTGCTCAGTTTGTAGCACAAGGCACAGCATCAACTGGCGTTGCTGCAACTGCCGTTGGTTTCACTTCCTACGTTGGAACTGAATCAGCAGCTCTTTACAAGGCAACAAAGAAAAAGGCTCGCAATGTAGTGGCTAACACCGCAGTATGGGGTGGCCTAATGGGCGCAGTAGATGGCTCAAACCGCCCTCTTTACACTGCCTACAACGTACAAAATGCACCGGGCGCACTAACACCTGGCGCAGCTGATGGAAATATCCAAGGCTTGAACTTGTACGTTGATCCGTACATCACAGCAGCAACTTGGGTTGATGACAGCGCGTTCATCATTGCACCAGATTGCGTGAGCGTTTACGAATCACCAACAACTCGCTTGCAGGTCAACTTGATTGAAACAGGTCAGGTTCGCATCTCCCTATATGGCTACATGGCCATTGCAGTGAAGCAAGCAGACGGCATCCGCCGCTTGAACATCACCTAGGGATCGTTCAACAAAAGTGTGGGGGATGCGGCCCTGTGTCCCCCACACACCCTTAACTAGATTGGAGTAAGTCGTGGCCCTGATAACTTTGAGCGAACTCAAAGCAGTGCTAGGCATTGGCGATATATACGCCGATTCCATTGTGCAAGCCGTTGCAGACTCCGCAGAAAACATAATTTTAAGTTACTTAATATTTGATGATGTGGCTATTAAGTCCGTATCACTTTCAGGCAATGTGGCAACCTTTTATTGCTACGAAAACACTTTTGTTGCTGGTCAGGCTTTGACGGTCACAGGATGCGGATCACCATTCAATGGATCGCGCACAGTAATAGATTCATACACTGGCCCAGGCGAGCCATTCTTTACAGCTGCAATCACCAACGCAGACATAATCCGCCGCAACATAATCCCAACTGGCCGAGCAGTATTGACCAGCCAAGCCACTTTGTACGATGCCGTTCCAGAAGTACGCGAAGCGGCTTTGGCCGTTGCTTGCGACATCTGGATCACACGCACTGGCACACTTGGCCAGCAAGGTGTGGATTTTCAAAGCCCAGCACCTTACCGCCTAGGCCGTTCCATGCTCACCAGAGTTTCAGGCCTACTTGGCAAGCATTTAGACACCCGAGGCTACCTTGGCTAACTTGGCAACGTACCGGGCAAACCTTGCCATCACTCTCGCAGCTGCTGGTCGGGTTGTTTACTCGTACCCAAACGAAAACATCACACCGCCAGCCATTGTGCTAGTGCCTGGATCGCCTTACATCACAGTGATCGTCAACGCAGCCGACAACCAAGCGGCCTTGGCAAACTTGGAAACCTTAATTTTGTCGGTTACTGATTTACTATCTAATAACATTTCGTTTTTGGGTGGATGGTCACAACCAACAGTCCAGCAGATCGGAAACGCCGACATGCTCATAAGCCAACTCAACATCGAGATGGTCACAACCAACTAGAAAGGCAAGTCATGCCAGCAACATACATCACTGGTCGGTCATTGACATTGAGCATCAACTCGGTGTCTTACGCAGACCAGGCATCCACAGTAACTCTGGAACGCGAAAACAACCAGCAGGTACTTGAAGT